TAATATGATACGAGAACATCATCTTCATTGTCACCATTACTAAAAATGCTGGAATGAAGAGAATAGCGAAGTCTAACATGGTTAATCCTCTTAATGTGGGTGAGCTAAGATTATAGCCCACCCGATCAGTACTGTCAACTTTTTTTCTTTTGTAGGCAGTACGAAATTTGTAGGGCTTCACGAGCCGCATCATAGAGCGGGTGATGCAACTCTAAGTTAACAAAGCCGTGTTCTACGCGTGTTGTAGTCTCAAACCGTCCTAGATAGTCTTTGACGATGCTATCCATTTCTTCCCGCTCTGCATCACTTAGTAGGTCTTTGATACTTCTGGCGTTCTGTGGAGCATTGTATTTCCACATTTTAGCATTACCATACATAAGTCTGTGGTTAGCTTGAAGAATGCTACAATCGAAGTGGCAGCCATTACCCCAAATCTTACCATCATATTCATCGTACTCACCATTAATGAACCAATCAACGGTTACTGATGGATCGACTAGTTTATGTGTTTGGTACGGTTGAGTACTGAGCTTGAGTTCTGCCATTTCTAATGGGAAAGATTTCTTCATTTCATGTAGTGCACGAGGATATTCTTCTGCACACATATCAAACCAGAATGACATACATGAAGCAGAGATCTTAAGACCTTTGTCAATCTGTGGTTGGAGTGGCATTTGAACATACATCCATTCCAACTGATAGGTTTCTGGCACTTCTGGCACTTTAACTAATGCGTAGTTAGGAATGGCGATATCATACCCGCTATTCTCTGGTACTGCAAGAGATTCAATATCAATCGCCACATCACGTCTAATCATTTACACCTCACTTTATAAAATCTACTTCTTTTGCACTATATGAGTGAACATCTGAATAAAAACTGTACCGAGAACCAATATTGTCGTCAATAAAGGATGCAGTAATTTCGTGTTCGTGGCAGTATTCAAACCATGCTTTCATGGATGTGAATAAGCCGAAGAAACGTTTTTCTTCAACACCATATTGATGCTCAAAGAATTCAACTAGTACTGGTTTCATTTGTTTCTCCTAACAAAAAGGAGGCATAACGCCTCCTTTATTTTTATTATTTCTTGTGAGTTTTATCAGCAATCTCTAGTAGAGAGTTTTTCAAATCTTGATTCATTTTTTCCATTTCAAGTTTTGCTTTCTCACGTTCTGCTGCACCGCTCTGCTCAACCATAATGGTATCGTTAATACCTTTGAGCATAGTGTTCTGTACTTTACGTAGTGTATCCAAATCTACCACTCCACGTTGGTTAGCTTTAGCGGAATCAACCATGTTCTTAGCTACGGTATCTGCGTTATTAGATAGTAGTAGGTTAGTCTGGTCATCAATCTTCGCACCAAGCTCGTTATCTTTACGCTGTGCGTCACTGATTAGACCTAGGCTCATCTGGGTCTTCCACGCTGGAATAGTCGTGGTGATTAGTGTCTGGTACTTCTCATGTGTGTTGGTGTTTACCTTACGCATGGACATAATCTGTGGAGCCATTAGTTGAGATAGTGTAATCAAGCGACGTACCTTATCTGCCTGTTTGTCAAGTGCTTCGACAATTAGTTTCTGTTCTTCGAATTTCTCAACTTCAATGCTGTCATCTTGACGCATAGTATTAAGAATTTCTTCTTGTGGTGCTTTAACTTCTTCAATGCTAGCAAGTGCCGTTTTTAGCTCTTTGAGATGGTCGATGTTAGCAGTGTAAACACTTTCCAACCAACGACCTTCATCTTCCATACGCACTACGCCACCATCAAGAGTCTTAACGATTTCTTGGATTTGATCATAGCTGGTATTAAGCTGGTCTGTTACCTGACGTTTTGCGTCACGGAAGAGACTCATCACTTTACCCCAAACGCCCTTCTGTGGTGTACCGAGTGATTCAATGTCAACGCTGCGGGTTAACGCAAGAATGTTGTTAACACTTTCACCGAACTCACCGCTATCAGCGACTTTAACACGGTTTAGGATCTGGTCGTTGAGTACAGAAATGCTTGCACCAGCATCCATACCAAACGTGTGAATGTTAGAAACAGTTAGTGCAACGCTTTCGCCTTTAGCAGAAGTCAGTGCTGGAAGCTGTTTTTCAGTCTGTTCGAAAACATCATTCTGTACTACGTCTTTCTCTTTAACTTTAGTCGCTTTCTTTGTTGCTGGCTTACGAGTACGAGTTTTAGTAGCTGGAGTGATATCTTTCTCTGACATTATGAATTCCTCATGTTTGTTTAATAAGTAGTGCTGCTTGTCTATGTGAACATTATACAGCACTACGATATGGTGTCAACAACAATTTTAATCTTTTTTCGTTGCCATGTTACGAATGATTGTAACAGTGTCATCGTCTAACTTAGAGTTAACGCTGTCTTGGATACGAATTACGAGAAGTGGTAGCAATACGTTCTGGATTTCGTTGAAACGTTCCATATCCATATTGAATTTCTTCTCTGCACTCATCATTGATACGCTAGTTAGATTAGCAGTTAATGACATTTTCATCAAGCGTTCTTGACGAACATCAAACTCATATGCGTCTTCAATGGTAGCAACGGCAAATTTGCAGCCTAGAACAGCCTGAGCCAAGTCTTCTTTGATCTCCGCAGCGATGGCTTGGATTTCATCAAAGTTCGTCTGGAGTCCACTGAAGCGGCGTGAATCGATACGCACTGCTTCAGTTAGACGTGCAATCACGGAATCCATGTTTGCCTTGTCAACTTTAAAATCAGTATTACCAAAAACTTTTTGGAAGAAGCCCGGATTAACAGGGAAAATATCTTCCAGTACTGAACCAATGTTATTCATAACACTGTGCAAGTACTCACTATGTGAACTGATAGCTGATGCCATTTTAATCTGGCGTTCAGTCATACCACGCATTTTAACAGTTACTTCGTGGTTGGCAATCTGGAAGTTATCAACCCAATCAAGTACTACCATTGGTTTTGCAACTTCATCACCACCTTTGAACATCATTTCAACTGAAAGAATGCGGTTATCATCTTCAGTTACCGGAACACGAACCAATTCTGGCGGCGGTGGTACTTCGATGAGCATAGGAGTTTCAGTACTAACAACTGCCATGCGTTTCTTACCTTCTAAGTACTCCTGATACTCTTTCTGGAGTGGTGGTACTGGAAGGTTCTTAATACGACGATCATCGCTACCAGTTGCGAAGCCGATTTCATCAATCATGACTTCGAGCATACGGAGGCGTGTATTGTCAAAGTAAATGTCGTTCAAATCCAGTACACGAACATCAAAGATTGGTTCGCCAGTAGGATCGTATGTACGACTTACGATAACGGTGTAGCAGTACTTGCGGTTTGCAGAACGATCATATTCTTTTAGAAAGGCGTTCCGCACGTACTTGTAATCAAATTCTGCAATTTCGATTTCTTTTCTGTTTTCAATAAAGAAGTATTTGCCTTTCATTTGGGTTCCTTTAGCAATTAATAAGGGAGCGGGTTGCTCCCTTGATGACAGTGATTATACTATTTCAGTACTTTGGTGTCAAATATTATTTGTAGAGTTTTTTACGTTCTGCACCACGTGCTTTACGGCGTTCTACAAATTTAGCTGCTTCTTTTTCCCGGCGAGCTTTAGCACGTGCTTCAGCTTCTACTTCAGCTTTTTCTAGAGCGACGATTTTAGCCGCTTCAGCTAGGGTTGCTGCTACATCAAACTTAGACGCTAGACCGTGGATGATTGTAGTTAGACCTGCGAAATTGTAATCTTCGTCACCGTAGTGAACGACTGCAAATTTTAGATCGTGCATCGGCACTTTGTGTTTGGACTTAGTTTTCACATCGTGATTGTCGGAGACAGTTTTGTAAACAATTTCAACACCCTGTTCCACGGTAATAGAAGCAGCGATTACGCCAGTTGCAGTGAAATGATGACCGTGAGTGTAGAAGAATTCAATTTTAGTGCTCATAGGTATATCCTCTTTTTGATGAATTTTTTAAACGTGTGTACTGCAATAAAGTGAGACTAGTATATCTCGTCCAGATGGGGTTGTCAACCCCTAAAAACAAAAAGAGCGTAATATTTCTTTACGCTCTTTTTTTGTTCCACACAAATGTTTTGATTGGCTCAAATCTTTCTGGTAAGACGGGCAAATCGTACATAGTGGCATTTCTAAATTTTACAATATATGACTTCTGAAGTACTACGATAGCTTTTTTCATCGCTGCGTTAGCACGTTCTTTCCAGAAGTACTGGTACGGTTCCGGGCATCCGATGTGTTCAAGTTTGAACATACCTAATGCAACCTGCATCAAGCGTTGTGGAGCCTCTACTCTACCATCAGCCAACATAGCACCATGTTGCTGTGCAGTCCATCCGGGAATACCCGGTAAGGAACAAAACAAATCGAAGTCCTTAATGGTCTGGAAATGTTTAGAGTTCTTTATCTGGTTGTGTATTACCGCTTCCTTCACTGTCTTGTACAAAGAGAAATCTAAGTACACTGCGTCGTTTCGAAATAGTTTATCTAACTCTGCATAAGTCTCTGGTACTGGTAACTCTGGCATATATGTTCCGAAAACTTCTATACAGAAGATTTTCCATAATCCCTTAGTGAACTCTACTTCTTTATCGTAGTCTTCTTGTTCAAAAAAGAATTTGTTTCTGAGGTTCTTTTCATTTATGTATACCTTACGTGCTAAGTATGACTTGAGTACTAACTCAGTTCCTACATCAACACGTCTGATATCATCATAACCTCTACCTATGCGGTTTATTTCATAAGTCCTAACGTACAAACGTTTACTTAGACCTACTCTGCCAGATTTTTGATTACTGCATTTTGTTGTTTCATGTAATGCTATTAAATTTGTTAGTACTCTCATTAGCGAAGTACGAAGTATTGACCTTCACGGTTGCCTACAATGTACTGCTTACCAGAACGGAGCACATCAAATCCTTCACCTAGTATACTACTCAATCTTGTATTGTCAAGCTGAGTTTTATCATTGAGAAGACCCTTGACAAAAGATTCGGATACAATACCACTTCCAAGCTGGAAGTGCAATGGACCGTACATTGTATTGAGTCGAATAGTCTCTTCTAGAATATCAACACTTACGCCAGCAGGATCAAAGAACTCTGTGATTCTATCTGGTTGTACTAATTCCATCTTTTGAGTGATAATATCAAAATCAACATCAATTGGATCGTTCACTCCGTACAACTGAATTTTCCAACCCGGATTAGGGCAGATGTTCTCAATTGTTTTGAGTAATAGTAGTAGTTTTTGTGGGAATTCACCATCACGTTCAAACTCAGAGAATACAATGTATCGACCGTCTACGTTAGGTGTTTCGCTAGCTTCTGTGTCAATTACACCTACTGGTGATTTCTCAATAAATGAGCTTAAGTCATACGCTGCGTCAAAGTTATCTAGTACTTGAAACGCAACGACAACGTTGTTTTCTCCAATCTTAGAAGTGTATTCATCTACACTGAAAATTGGGTGAATTAAATCTTTTAGCATAGCAGGACGTAATGCACGTTCATTTAGTTTTTTCATTACATACCTCCCATTGGGTTGTTATTACCTTGACCGAATTCGTCATCCATCTCTTGGACTTCTTCTTCGTTTTCCATGCTCATATCTGGCTCTGGTTGTTCTTCATCTTCCATCTCTGCGTTCTTATTAAAAGTACTAGCAATTAGTTTGTACTCATCGAAACTTTCTGGGTTTACAATGCGACGTGGAATTTGGAATTTGTAGAGGATAATTGGAATGCGTTCGTCTTTAGGTAAAGAGACTGAACCACTTTGAGTGCCTACTGCTTCCATATCATTACGGCTACGTGGGAAAGCAATTGGAGTATTCTCGAAATCTCGCTTAATATAAACTTTAGTTCCCTGCTGTTCTAGTACCTTAGTTCCCATAGGATCTGGGAAAGTATCATGGTCGTACTTAAAAGTAACTTCCACCCAATACTTACTAACGATTGGTCCCTCTACTAGCTCACCGTAAATCCAGTTCTTGTAAGCAAACAAGTCCATATCGTCGAAGTACTTCTCTACCCCTAAAAGGATATCTAGAAGTCCATCTTGATCGTACAAGTTTTGAATAGCTGAATTTTCTTCCATGTTATGTTCCTTTAATGTTACATAATTATATTCTTATTTACTGAATTTCAAAACAACAAAAGGGGATTACTCCCCTTTAGACATTTCAGTAACTACACTGTGTACAATTCCAGCCCAATTATCCACAAATTTGAAATCAGTACGTACCTTGTACTTCTCATTGTGTGGGCGTTTCAACATAATACCGGGAATACCCAATACCAATGCAGTTTCGATATTCATAATGTAATCGTCTACTAAACAAACTACATCATACTGTGCTTGAAGCTGTGAAAGTACACCACGTTTAGATTCATACATTTCTACAATGTGAATCTCATCAAATACATTAGGGAATACGTTATGAATATTCACCTTCCGAAGTACTTCACCATGACCAAATGTTCCTGACTTAGTTAGTACTGCAAATACTGCATCCGGGTATGTATGACGCAATGCACATAGTAAAGACTGTGCACCTTCCAGTGGTTTTAGTAGACCAAATTCAAATGAAGTTTGGTTAAATTGTTTGATTACTTCTTGTACTTGGACTGAACTTAGTCCCAACCATTTTTCCAACCCATATTCATGTGGGTATTCAGTTTCAGTTACAATATCAAATTTATCTTTAACGTACTCACGTAGACCACCTAAGTGGTCTAGTAGGATTTCATCGCAGTCAAATACAATTACTTTCTTTTTTGTCATTACCAGTTTCCTGTGCAGATTAGATCAATTTCACATAGCAATGCACTTAGGTTCAATTCGCGGTCCGATACAGACGCTTGCTTGACCATTGCATCACGGATTTTAACGATAATCTTCATACGAGTGATTTCGTCATCAGAGAACAATTTAGCATTCTGGGAGAGGTATGTAAAGAACCCATCCATTTCATCTTCTGGGATGTTCTGGACGATGAGTTCACGCATCTCACGAATACTGCCGTTCTTTAGTGCATCAATAATAAGGGAACGATAGTTAGCTGTGCTATCCACGCTATCCTCAAGTTTTAGTAGCTTACCATCAACGATGCTGCTTTGCAAGGTGTTTAGTGTTTTACGGAAATCAGGATAGGTTGCATTGATGTATTTGTCAACTAAAGCTAGTGATTCTTCAGTACTCAAATCTACTTCTTCAGCTAGTAGGACGTTAATAATACGGGTCATGTATTCTTCACGGTCATGCTTTTCGATAGTGATGTTTTGTACACGAGATAGAATAGGTTTTAGAATCTTGTGTGGTTCGTTAGAAGTTAGAATGAAACGTGCGTTATCCGCATAGTCTTCCATTGTACGCTTTAATGATGCTTGTGCCTTTTGGTTCATTTGTTCCATTTCTTCTAGAACAAAGATACGGTACTTACCACTTGGTGTTAGACGTGCAGATGGTTCGATTTTATCACGAACTGCATCAATACCTTCATCTGACATGTTAAGGATCATAACATCAAAACGGTCGATAATACCATTGGCTTCTAGTCCGTTAATTAGAACGTTAATTGCGGAAGTCTTACCAGTACCTGCTGGACCGAAGAAACCAATGTGTGGAATATCACCAGTACGAACCCACTCTTCCATCTTTGCTTGGAAAGCTGGGTTTTTTGAATACGTAGTTTTCCATATCTTGTGGGCGATACTTTTCTGTCCATAGTGCATTACTCATAAATTACTCCTAAATTGTCCAATCTTCATTTGGGTATAACATTGCTTGAAATAGATCACCATTCATTTCTAGTTGACTCAATAGAAAGTCAAAGCTATTAGAACGGTTGGGTAGTTCACTACCACGTGCTTTATCTTGTGCCATTTTTTACAAAGAGAACTCTGAACTGATCATGATTTACTTCGTAAACTAATTTTCTGTTCCTAGGATGTTCGAATACGAATCGTCCCGTTTTGGATTCTAATTGTACTAAATTAAAATCTACTTTACCGTCTTCTGTTATCATTATGTACCTTCAAAAATAATGCCCGAAACAATTCGGGCATAAACTTATTTTCCAAGTCCAATAAAACCTTTTGGACGATCTGGTGATGCACATAGTACACCTTTTGGATAATCAACTAGATTCATCTGAATACCGTCAACGGTAATAGTACGTGACCATCGACCATGTTCAACTAAAATCCATTCACCTTCTTGAATATCTACAATACCTTCACCAACGCTATATACCTTAGCCCATCGACTATGGATACCACGTAGTTTACCATCATCATCTGATAGTACAATACCACCAGCGGTTTTCTGTTCACCACTGTCTAAGTTAGTTACTAGTACTTTGCCTTTACACGCAGTAAGAACTTTTGACTCCATCATATGTCTTACTCCCCGTCTTTAGACGCACGTACACGGCGTGGGGCAGCTTTCTCTTTAACTTCAGGCTGAGGTACTACTTCTTGTGCAGGAGCCTCAGAACGAGCTACAGGCTCTTGTTCAGGCATTTCAAACATAGTGTCGTCAAAGCCGTCATCAACTTTAGCGGTCTGTACTTGTACAGAATGGCTTGTGTGCTCTGGAATGAAATCTGGGAGTTGCATTCTGCGTTCACGTTCTTCGAGAAGTTCTTCACGAGTTTTGATGATTGTACCACCTTGGCCGATTTTATCACCACGTGCGTTCATGTTCGCATTGCCTAGTGCTGTATCGTGCTGGTTTTGATATTTCATCATTTCAATATCAATTGTCTGACCACGATAAGATGTGTGTTTTGCCATAGCATATATCCTTATATTAACACGTTATTACCATTTTAAGAACTCGTTTACATCTAGCTCATATTTAAGACTGTCAACTAAATGTAGTCCGAGCAAGTACAAACAATAGCTACTCACTGAACTACCACGACCTAAGCCCCAGAAGATTTTATTCTCTTCAAGGTAGTCTACTAACCATATCATACAACGTAGTAGTTTGTTCATATTATAGCTCTCGTATAAAGCGAGTTCTTCCAGTACTCTAGCCTTTTGTGCATCAGTTTCGCACAACCCTAGAAAGTACTCTTCTAAGTTCAAATTATCATAAGCTGGATCGTACTTCCATAGCTCATGGTTTTTATCGTGCTCAATAGTATAATCGAGCATTCGATATTCTAATCCAAATTTCTTACAGTTATCGTTGAACTTTTCACGTTCGAATTCATCCATCTCCATTAATTTGAGATATTGCAAATCCGCACCGCAATTCATAGCGTATACTACTGCATTAAGATTGCAGTGTACTTCACCATCCTGATTTATATATCTGTTTCCTTGGACCTTCATGTTTCTTCTTGTCTTCCTCTTCTTTATTCAAATAAGATTCAGTATCAAATACGCAACTATCTTCATCTTCAAGTTTTTCAATTTCTTTACGAGAAGAACGTGTGAGACTTTCTTCATCACACGCTTCAATGATTAAGTACATACGAGTGAGCATGTCATGTGACATACCCGCTGCACGTGCTTGAGATATTTTAGTACTCATATCGAAAATCTTTTGTTGAAGTTCTTTATCTGTCATGCCAGATGGATCAAAAAATGGATCAAACATATTATGTCTCCTTACTGTTTGCCAACTAATGGTATAATGAATTTGTCCTGCACATACAAGTCATAGTCTTGTGTGTGGAATGTAAATTCAACACCATGTACCTCGAATTCGGTATTTACTAAAGTACTATGCTCGTTAGTTTGAACTAGCTTAGTAAAGAATGATTCAGCTTGACCGGGATTGAAGTAAGCAACTGGTAGGATTGGCATAAACTGTGGAGTTAAGCCATATTCTTCATATGGGTGATTCATAAAACGAGGAACTGTATCTGTCATTTCATCGGATAGACCGGGGATGGCAGGAACAACTAAACCGCGATTTCGAAAATCATCTGGATCAGTATAAAGGTTTGTCACATCTTCACCCACTTCTTTAAAAATGTTTTGGCGTAAACCAAACACTTCTGAGAACATTTCATTGTCGGTCGCGGTATATGAATGTGGATTCATACTGACACTAACACGTGTTCCTGATGGATGCAACTCACGATACAATAGATCATACACCACATTCCCAAGATTGTCAAGGGCTGATGTGATTTTATAATTACCCATTACTAGACTGAAAACACCATCCGGTACGGGAGCACCATGTTCAGGGTCTATAATAACATTGGAGAGAATCTTTTTCAAGGGTTTTATTCCGGGGAACTGATAGTTCTGTGAAATGAAGTTCTCTTTCAATAGCATTCTAGGAAGCTGTTGAACACCATAACGATCATCACTTTCTCTGTAGTAAGTTTTATTCAAATAGAAGTTAGAGGTTGCAACACTAGCAAACCATGCACGTTCGAAATTCTTACTAGGTGCAATATGTGCAGTTTGATAGTTCTGTCCAAATCCACGAATTATAGTTATATTGAATCGTTTTGTAACAGTAGCACCACCTTTATCATTGGCGATTACGTCAAACTCTAATTTAATATCATCATTTGCTGAAAAGTCTTGGCTTCTTGCATATGCAGTGCCAACCATATAACCATCAGCAGTTAAATCCATATTGTACTTACGAATATCATCAGGAGATGATTCATAGTTAATCCGATAAGTTACTAATGTACCACTTGCTTTAATTTTAGGATATACAGTATGACCAAAATACTCACCAACATGAATTCTACCTAAGTTTGCATCTGTTTCAAAATCAATACCACCGCCAGTACTGGCATTTATTAATGCACGGAACATTCTAGATTTGTTTATAAGATTTGCACCTAGTGCTAAATCATATACACCTAAATCATTCCACATAGAAGGTTCAAAAATTGCATATTCATTACTATCAATGTATTCTGATTTTATCACATAAGGATAAACAATATTGTTTTTCAACTGATATAAGTGTCCGGGCTTTGCACCACCACGAATATAACTAATGTCATTAGGACACACCCACATTTGATATGCTTTGAACCGCTTCCCTACATAGAATGCATCTCTAGGTGAACTATAGAATGCAGTAATAGGAACAATCTTAACTTGGAAATAACCATCAATTGGATCTGATTCGTATGTCATTGTTTGAAGAAGTTGACCGTTAGCATTAAAACGCATACCAGTACTTACTAAGTTACCCAAAGTATCCATTATGACAATATCAGTTTCTTCAGTTATTGCAGTGGTTTTTGGAATTAAAATTGTACCGCTACCGGTAATATTATCAGTGGGTATTTGTCCTTTAGTAATACGTTCAATTTGGTAACTAGGATAGAATACACGATCTGACCTGTCATCTGGGTATGTGAAATCTTTTGAGTCATCGTATTTTCGTACTTGACCAAAGGCATCAACAAACAAACGACTGTCCGAACCAAAACCAACTGCACCAATTGTGTACTTTTCACCTCTAGCAATAATACTAGGCGTGACCCAAATTTCATTAGTATCGTTATATACGATATCAACAGTAGAAGTAACAATATCTCCAGCAGCTTCTTGGTTGGAAATTTGACCGTCAGTGATTGTTACAACATCCATTGTGTTTAATGTAATATGAACAGTTTCTGGCCCGTCCCAAACACCATCATCAATAGCTATTAATTTCATGTAATAAACATCTAGTACTGAATTATCATTTACTAGATTAAATTCTTTTTTGGTCATTTTTACTGTATGTTGACCGAACATAGTTTTAATACCAGTAGTTCCTTCGTGAATGTTCACTAAACTATTCTGATTTTCACCAACGTACAATTCGAAATCACGTTCATCTAACGTTTCACCACTTCCAGTGAAAGTGTACGTTAGTTCTAAATGCTGATCGTCACCCAACTTGTATTGGAGGTTAGTACTATCATCATTTTTTCTTAATTGAATGCGAACAAATAAGTGTCCACCTTCTGCGATCACTGTTGCGTCAGCTTTCAAGTCCCAACGTGGCTGGAAATTTGCCATATTTAATTCTCCAAATATTTAAAAGCTACCGTATTTATAACAATAAAGGATGCACGAGGCATCCTTTAATATACTTAGTCTTTTTCTGCTTTTGGTGTGCAGTCCATCTTACGTAGTTTCTTGAGTTCATCAGCATAAATGGTCCAGATCTCTTCTGGATTATCTAGAATGTCCTGATACTTATTCATTAAGTCTAGAGCTTCTTGAATCTCTTCTAGTGTCTTATTGTAGTTCTCTTGTGTCCAACGATAAGAAGCATAGTTCACGATGTTTTGGATATTATCATCGGTAGCTTGAATATCATCATTGAGTACTGTAACAAAATCAACTAGCTCTTGACGGTTTTGGAAGTCTTTAATCTTCGTTACCATCTCATTCTCAAAACACTTAGCTACTAGTGCTTTATAACGTACTTCTGCTTCTGCTTTAGCCAATAGATGCTCATAACGTTTCACGTAATATTTGAAACGGAAATGAACAAAGTCATGGATTAAGTCAGAAGTGTTATTGTAGACTTTTACACGACCGTTCTCACCGAGTACTACAAGTGATTGGGTCAATTTACTACTCAAACCAAAGTACTTGATTACATCACTTTCTACCCATTTAGCACTTGTGCCACGTGGTAGTTTGATAGTAATATCAATCGTATCAGTACTGTCATTGTCGTAGTCACGGATTTCACCGCTGTCCTGCATAGCAATTAGTTTCTCAATAAAAGAATCAATCTTCACACGAGGTGGTAGACCTAGAATCTTAACTGAACTTGCATCAATTACTTCTGCACGACCATAGAATTCATATTTGTTTTCATCGATTTCACCAACAATATCACTAGCACCAAGTGACACACAATAAGGAGTCATTTTCTGTAGTGGCTTTTTGTTAATTACGCGTAAGCAGTTGTCGATAATATCTTCGATGCGATAAGGTAGAATCAAACTCTTATAACCTACAGACATACTATCATTACCAAATAGTGATAATGGGATAATAGGTAGGAAGTGAGTTGGTTCCATTGTTGTACCATCATAGTTTTCTTGCATTGGTACAATGTCCATATCTTGTAGTACTAACGCTTCTGTTACTGCGGTACGTTTAACGTAAGTATAACGAGCACTAGCTGGAGTACTGTTAACCTGTGTACCGAAACCACCACGTTTACCGATGAGTGGATAGTTGTTAGCTACTGGACTTGCAAGGTTCTGTAGTGTTCCTGAAGCGGAAGTGTCACCGTGAAGGTAGATACCATCACTAATCATACGTCCTGCTGCGGATACAGTTTTAATCTCACCTGAGATTTTACTTAGCGTGAAGATAGCCTTACGCTGTGAGCTTTTCAATCCATCAATACCGGGGATTGCACGGTCGAGAGTACTGACAGAATATTCCAATGATGATTGGTTGATATATTCAGAACTCACGTATTTTAGTAGTGTTAGCGTTGCGTTTTCAATAGCATTACTTGCAGCCGCTTTTTTAGTTGATTTAGCCATTCCTTTGCCTCTTTGTTATTTCGGGGTACTTCCTGTACCCCTTCTTTAGTACTTAGTCTTTCATCCATTCTTTACGGTCATCAGCACGTTCTTTGTTGAAGATTAGGTCAAGGGTTGGACCCAAGTTACCATCATCAACAATAGCTACTGCTACGCCGTTAGTTAGTGCATCACGGAAGTTACTCTTCTCTAGAGTACCCAATCCTTTAGCACGAGTTGCTTTCCAACCTTTCCATTCTTCTGGGTTATATTCTTCTACGTTGTGACCGTAGTAATAACGACTTTCTTTTCCTTTCTCCAAAATAATAAAAGGAGTTTTGAAAATATACACGAATGGGTTTTCGGCATCTTCGAACAATTCAGGCCAGAACTTATATAGGAAGTTCACGACTAGTGCACCGATGTTTTTACCATCCTCATCTTCGTCAGCACAGATATATAGTTTACCGTAGTTTAATTCATCACGGATTGCTTTCTGTCCGGGGATCAAGTTGATACTAGCCATAATGTCTTTTAGGGCATCACTATCCATTAAGTCTTTGGTCTTTTCAGTACCGTTGACGTTCTTGATCTTACCACGAAGTGGGAGTATACCATGTTTCTTAGAATCACGTGCTGCTGACATGTTACTTACCGCTGAATCACCTTCTGCAATTAGAAGAATACATTCAGTACGGTTAGAACCAGTTGCATCAAGTAACTTAGCTACTTTAGCTTTTAGAAGTTTCTTAGCTAGACGACGATCTTCATCTGCGTCCTTCTTATTAGTACGTGCAGCAGTACGCTCAAAGATTTCTTCAACCCAATCTTTGTTTTTCTTCACTAGTTCATCAAAGAACTCAGGAGTCATAGCTTTTTTAACTGGAGCAATAACGTTCTCATTAGTTAGCTTAGATTTAATCTGTGAGTTGAACGATGGTGCGTTCATAGTAGTCACGTTATAAATCATTAGACCTTCTTCAATGTCTCCACGGTTAGGAGTCATTTTGCGTTTCTTAGCTTCTTTTTCAAGTGCAGTACTAACGCCTAGGGCAAAGAACTTTTTAAATGTTTCAAGGTGAGTACCGCCATCAAACGCAGGAGCGTTGTTAACAATACCTTGCATGTGGAAGTTGGTATTCATATCTTTTACTGCGTTTGGCACAATATAGAAAGTACTGTCAAATCCAATGCTATCATCTTTAACATTTAGGTTCATCATTTTGTTTGCACCAAAAAGAGTTTTCTCTGGTGTCGCCTTAGTAGCAATCTTCTTGCCATTAAGGATAATCTTGTACGCTGGATTAGCAGAAGCAATCTCTTTCAAGATACTGTAAACTAAATCCATTGGGAGGTTGCGATTCTTGAACACTTCTGGACTTAGCGTGAAGCTAATTGATGTACCAGTTTTATCCGCTTGAACTTTGCGAATTGTAGGTTCTTGAATATCTAGTTCAGGGAACATAATAGTACCTTCCTTGAACTTTTGGTTGAACTTATAAATTCCATCATAGCCATCATTAGATGCTTGGGTCTTATAAGGACGACCGTTGCGGTGAATCTCTAGCTCTGCTTTCGAACTCACACACATTGTAATGGAACCACCTAGACCGTTCTGACCGATTGTACCTTCACGTTTTGAATCGTCAAAGTTACGACCAGTTTTGGTTTCAGTTAGTACCATAGTACACAAATGTACATCGAACTCTGGTACGTAATCAATTGGAATACCACGACCGTTATCACTTATTACAAATGATAAATCGTCTTCGTTGTAATCAATTTTTAGTACAGGATCTTTTGTACCTGCTTTTTTAAACTCATCAAGAGAGTTATCAATGATCTCACGGAACGCTGTTATTAGTGCTGGAACCCATTCTAGGTTCACAACGTTATAACCGTCTTCTTTGAAAAGTACCACTTGGTGTTCATGAACAGAACGTGAACCTAAGTACATTTCAGTACGAATGCGAGCATGTTGATAGTCGTTTAGTCGCTGAACGTCATGTTCAGAAAGCACGGATGAGGATTTCTTTTCTTTTGCCATTATTTGCTGTCCTTGTCTCTTTGTCTCTTAGCCAATATTATATCACATTTTTGCTTCTTTGTCTCAAAAAATATCGGAAACACCTTGCGATGCCTCCGATATTATTTATTTAACTAGTAGAAGCCGTAATTCAGCACTTGGGCTGTTTTCATCTTCGTTCCAGTATTTGTGTACTTTTTCTGGGGTAGCACGTGCTAGTACTTCACCACCACCTACAACATACACTGTATGGTTAGTAAGTAATCGTGTCCAGAATTTTATTGCATCATCACTGTGTAATCCATCACTAAGTATAGAATATCCTGCATTTAAAATATCCATATACATTTGGTATACTACACCTTTAACGTTTGATTTAGCAGCTACCGCATTTTCAACGAATACGTTTGGTACTCCCTGTACTGCTTTTGAACTAACATGACCACTAAGTAATGCTAGTTGGTTACCTTGTTTATCTAAAGCAATAAAACCTGAACCATTTTTTATAATCATAACATCAAATTTTTCGTGCTCTGCAAATAGTGCCATGTTATGTTTGCCTGTCATTTTTACTGACTTGTCAACAAACTCATCACGATCTTGATTTGCGAATGCATCAAAACGCTGTGGCATTTCATCTAACTTAACATCACGTTCAGTACTAGTACCTGCGTGAACTGGTGCTGATTTCTGATTTGGCTTAACTGGTTTCCCTTGTAAGTCATATTCTTCTTCTTCACCTAGTTGGTTAATAGTATGCTGTTTATTTTTCTTAGCTTTGTTCATTAAGTTAACATCAGTCATTTTATTAGCTTGATCAATACCATCTGCAATTTCAGCATCTTGTACTAAATCCATAAAGCCACGCATTGAAGATTCTTCAACTGGTGCTCTAGAACTTTCTTGGACATATCGCCATACGTTGTCAAGACTATCTGGGGTTGTTGTCTTATCAAGATTTTTGAATACACGGTTGAATTGTCTGTCAGTACTTTCAAGATAAATCTCAAATAGTCGAGTCATTACATGTTCTACATCTTTATAAGAAATTCTAGTTATCCCATCATATGTTTCAGCGTTATCTATTTGAACCCCATCAGCATAACCAGCTTGCATATATAATGGAATACGAAGACCTTTAAACTCAATATATAGAGTTCCTTCATCAATGTAAGCATTTAATTTTTTACCTTCAGGTTCACCGCCCATTTTCTTAACAGCAGAATTATACCAATTACCAAATTCATCAGCAATATCTTCGATACTCATTTCTGAACCATCAACCTTGTGTTGGAGTTCATTAATGAATCGTTCGGTCATGTCAAAGTTCTTAAACCAATTAATATATTCGGTAATTATATCAGCTTTGTCAAATGGAATATCCATATTAACTGCGTTTCCATCGGATAATGCGGAGCGATCTTTCCATGCGGTGAGCATAATCTTACCATTATATTTCATGAAACGTAATATACTATCATCACTCAAATGATAAACCATCGAAGCTAGTTTATTATATGGGTTTGCATAATCATCGCGTGGAGTACCATGTTCACGTTCTTCTTCAACATTGTATGGTTTAAGATCGTTTGTAGATTCCATTGCACGATAGATTTTAACCATTGGGTCATTACCATCTGCATCTTTGTCTGGACCGTTAGTACTAGAATGATACATACGGTTTTCACCACCATCAACATCTTTAGGTTCTAAATCCAATTCTGAATCTTCTTCATTATCCATTTCTTGATAATGTTTTGCAAGTCCTTTAAAAATAAGAGTCATATGTTTTTTAGCATTAGCATCTTCTTTATAATTTTTAAGAGCTTGATATACACTACCTTGACCATGAGCTAAACGTTTAAATGCATATTGAATCGCATCTTTAATATCACGATTCATATTACCACTTAATTCATTTCTGTCTTTTTGATTATCTAACCACAATATCCCAGCATTTATCATATCTTTAGTTTGTGGACCAAATTCAACACCACTTGCGTGGTATGCATCGTCCATGCCACCATAACCTTTCTTCATTTCAAGGTTTTTGTCTTTTAATGAACTCACTTGAGTTGTTACGATTTCTTGGAATGCGTGTTGCATTTCGTGCTCTAACGAACCCAAGAAATAATCCATACGTTCCATAGTCTTCGTAATTCCATCTGTACCGGATGTAGAAGAGAATTGAAAATATTCTGGTCTTAGGGAAAGAACAATTTCACTTGTGCGGTCATTAATTTTTTTAGCATGACCACCAGCACGACGATTATAATAGTTAGCATCGAAAGTTACAAATACTGCCATCTTTTCGATGATTGCTTTTACTTTTTCATTCTGTAAAGACTTAGGTAATTCCCTGAAAATTGCTTCATGGTCAATTGGCATTTTAATACTTTGGTTCACATACCGTTTCATACTAGCATCATTCAGTACTTGAGCACCGTACTTCTGTTGGAAACGTTTTAGGAACGGAAGAATTTTAGATGCAACTAGCTGATCTAATTCATCATCTGTATTTTGTTGCATCTGTTGGAATGATTTATATGCAAGTGTTAATACAATTGAAGACGCATACTTTTGCATTAGTTTTAACGAACTTGGTGGTACTGGAAAATTACCAACCCCACTAGCTTCATCTAATAGTTCTTCGTCTAGAATTTCTTCTTCTTTTACACGTTCTGGTTTCTTGGAACCCTTCTTGAGAGTTCCCGCCTTTTCGTCGGCCTTATTCCATTCTTTGGCGGTTTTAGTAGACATACCCGCTTTCTTAGCGAAATCCGGGTTATGTGCTGCCGCAGCAAAAAATCTAGCTTGTGCTTTTGATTTACTAGGCATTTATATATTCCTTAATTTATTAATCTTCTCAATGTAACTGGAGAAGTCTAATAGTACTTCTCTCGCTTCGTTAGGATTATTTACTGAACCCTGAACGAATGATTGTAGTAGGTTTATTACTTTCATAGGTGGAAGTACGAAATAGAGTTCTTCACCCGGATCTTTAACTATTAAACGATCCTTATTATCTTCATCCAAATACAAACCTAATGGTAATCCTGCAATACTAAATTCTGCTCCCGCTTCATCATCAAATGGAACCTTCATGAATTCTGCATAATTCAAAATACGTTCTTTAATGTTAAGTAGATTTTGTTCTGTTAAATCTTTACCTTTATCTACATAACTATCGAAGGTTGTTAGTACATCATCAGCATCAAAATATGTATTTTCGGTTATGATTCCAATAAAGTTTAACAAAGATTGAGAATCTAATGTTTCCATTTCATCATAATTACCGTGCTTGAAAGTAACTTGGTATTCACCATTACTTTTAGGAGCAACAATAACTTCCCAATTGGAATTCTTAGATTCCAATGATAACCATTGAATATCGTCACCTTTTTGTCTACCATTAATAGTAAACTTCTCTGACTTCTTACGCATCATTTGTAATGCAGTTGCTAGTACGTTTATATTAGCTTCTAGTACTTCAGGCTCCAAATCAGAATAACGATAATCTACGCCATTTTGTTGTAACTGTTTATACACAGGAGCAACTTTGGAATAGATTGCTTTTAGGGCTTTCTGATAACCATCTGGATTATGCTTGCGTTGATAGCCTAGGAAGTCTCTAATAGTTTTGTCTTCTTGGAAAGCATCAACTAATGCATTGTTTATTGCTCGGTTCATCTTTTTATCAAGTACACCACCAATAGAATCACGTTCTAAAATATCATTAATAGTATTAATAACATCTCCTAACTGTGGAGTATATTCAATACCACTTGTGTAATATCCTTGGGCTGCATCACCGTAGTTATCACCTCGGTCTAGTTGCTTGTTGGTCTTATTTGGATTTTTGTTGTTTTGGATAGTTTTGATAGCAAAATCTTGCACTACGTGTTGGCACTCATGGTATACAGTACGCATAATAGCGTTTGCCGTATTGAGAGAGTTACGACCATTCAATCTACCAGTATGTACCATTAGACGAACTATCTTTCCGTCATTAGTTATGGAACCAGCAGCTTCACTTGAGCCACCTACAATAAAGAGTTCAAACTTAGCATTGTTCTTCACTTGTTCGACCATCTCCGGTGTAATACCTTTATAGTTCAACTCATTGAAGAAACGATCATAGTCTAGATCTAAACGGATGTTCTTTCCATCTAGTTGGCTAAATGTAGCAGTACTAATATTCTTTGCACCAAACTTCTGTTGTAGTTTACCGATAGTTTGTTTTATATCGTTTTGAATCTTTTGTTTTTCATGTTCTGGTGTATTTTCATTATTAAGCATAGAAAAGCGTTCAGAGAACTTCTGTAGTTTATATGCTAGTACTGAAGACACATACACGTTAACTTTACTTAATAGTTCTTCTGGAACTTTAATGATTGCTTCATTAATTTGATTATAATTCATCTTTGTCATCCCCACGTAGTTTAATCATACGTTTCGCAATACTTGTCATCTTGTCGCGTATATCACGCTTCACAACACGGCCTGTACGGTCGTTCTTCCATTGAGCACCTTGGAAGGTATAGGTATCACCATCAGGAGCACGGAACTTGTGTCCAACGGGGATTTCAACGCTTTTGAGAGAGTCTGGTGTTAGGGCATCCGTCCATTCACCAGTTTCCACATCGTACTTTAGACGTTGTTTTACAGCGTTTGGGTTGGTGTCATATTTCTGTTGTGGGATCGCTTTAATTTTGCGATAAGGGTAGCGGTCACGTATGTAACGCCAAAGGAATTTACCTTTAGAATCCACACGGAGCATTTGGCGAACCATTGCTTCAGGAACGTCATCGTACTCATAAGTTGTACCATTCTGGAAAGTAATATACAAGTCCTTTCCGTTGTGTTCAATTGTTTGTAAGTGTGATGATTCTACGTCTGTAGGTGCAATAGCTTCGAGTAATCGTTTTAATAAATCGTTATACATAAAAAAAACTCCAAGGTTATTATCGAGTATTTATCCCGGTAAACCTTGGAGTTAATTAGTTAGATATCGCTAGGATAATCGCGACGGATTAGATTCTCTAGCGTTTGTAGTGCAGCTTCGTAGCTTTGTGGTTTCACAGTACTTGGCACGATATCCATACCAATGTTCTGACCTAGCTGTTCGTTGCCATTTTCAAACATTGCACCATAAGTAATGCACATTTCTTCGGAGAAAGAACCAATGGTATAAGCATGTTCTTTCCCGTTTAGTGCATGAACTACTTCCATACAACGCTTTTCATCGAAGTGGAATAGGTCACGACACATTTCAATTACATACTCAGCAGAACTATTTGGATCATCTAGCATTACTAGATCAAACATTGGAACGTTGAGGATGTTTTTCTCTGGATTATGAGAAAAGAATAAACGCAAACTTTCTTCAAGTACTGGCTTATTCACCACACCGTCTAATGAATTCCGTGCAACGGCTTTCACATAGTCGGTAATATCATGCTTACCAGCGATGTAGTACTTACTTTCGCCATAAGCAGCTTTAATCACACTATAAGAATCAAGTGAGAATACTTCTTGTACTTCAAGTTGTTTCATGTTTACCTCGTTATTTGTTTTTGATTACACAGGTGGCTTTTTTACCCTGTACTTCAACCTTCTGAACAAATTCAACATCACCGAGGCGATTAACGAATTGTTTGAGGAAGGAAGTATTCTGCTCTAGTAGAGCTTGGTTACCAGCAATACGACCTTCAACTGCCATAACTACACGAACCTGCTTACCTTCACTGAGGAATTTACCAGCAGACTTAGCTTTAACCTTGAGATCGTTCTCTTGGGTTTTGAAAGAGAACTGTACTTCTTTAACTTGCGTTACGTTCTGCCGTTGCTTACGCTGTGCATCTTTTTCAGCTTGCTTGATTTCGAACTTGTGTTTGTTCAAATCAACAATCTTCACCACAGGCACATCGCCATCGTTTACTTGAATAAGGTCAAGCCCCAAAGCATCAGCACGGTTCTGAGCTTCTGAAATTGCCACCACATTGCTACCAGCAGAGGTTACTAGACGTACTGATTTAGCTTTGATTTCTTTATTGGCAATAATTTCTTTCATGTATGTTAGACTCCAGTCTTGTTAAGTTATGTCCATTATATGACATTGGGAGGGGCTTGTCAACCCCTATTATTGATTATGTTTGCTGAACGCTTCTGCGATCAACTGAACCTGAACTAGTTGGTTCTTAGCTAGTTCTGCTTGGGACCGAGTACGAGCATTAGGTGCTTGCTCGATCATTTGCTCAAGTTCATAAATTACTTTGTTGAAAGCATCTTGGCTTTCTTTAAAACGCTCATAGAAAGGTTTCTTTTCCATTTGATTTGACTCCATGTATGAAAATTATAGTTTAACGAATGTCACAGTACTTACAACTGCATCAAGTTTAGGAACATCAATATAGTCCATGTAAACATCACGCAAATCTTCACTAGTTGTAACGAGTGCGTTATCAGGTACAGAAACAATACGCTGCACAAAAGCAAGTTCTTGTTCTAGTCCGTCTGCTAGTGCCTTGTCAATAATACCTTTGATTACTTCTTGTGCAGTAGTAATTTGTTCCGCTTCCTCTTTAGGAATAGGATCGACAGTACTAACAAATGGCTCGTAGCTTAGATAACCAACAGTAAGTTTAGCACCTGTTGGGATCGTACTGCAATTACCTTCTGTGGTAAATTCTACATTACAATACAAAGGTACTGTTAGTTCAGATAGTTTACGTTTGATTTGTTGCATACGAGTGTAAGCAATAGCTTTCTGTAGTACTTGTGCATCAGTAGGGGTAGTCATGACGTTGGAATCAAAATCACTGTACTCATAGAAACGCTTGTCATCTAGGTTCTGTCCGGGAACCTCAATTGTAAAAACTTTGAATAAATTGTTCATCTTATTTCTCCATAAAGAACACTTTTTCTTATTTATTTTTAAAAGTCGAATTGGTTTGTGTATTTCTTTCGTGCACTTTTATAAGAGGGGTGTAGAGCATTCTGACACCCTTTGTTGACGGCCCACTTCGTGAAATCGTTGTTGGTATTTACCAACCCACAATACACGCAATACTGCTTGCCAGCCGCTTTGCTGAACACAAACTTATGCGGCTGATATTCGTACTCTTCTTTGTCTTTCATTAGAACATTCCATTCTTACGGAACATCACATTGTAACGTGGACGTGTCATGGCAGTGTAGATGATTCGGCATTTAGTATCATTATTACGGATGCGTTCGATGAAGTCAGTATCGAACCAGATATTATCAAAAGTACTACCTTGTGATTTGTGTGCTGTTGTAGCATAAGGATAGTTAATGATATTAATCTTGTTTTTAATGATATAGTAATCTTGCCATTGGTATGCACGTTTAGTCATTGGGTTGATATCTTTACGTTCAATCTTCTTGACTAGCTTATCTAAGTAGTCATCCAAACCAATCTTAGATTCTGGACCTACACCTAGAATGTAATTACCGTTAGGAAGTTTAAATTGCCAACAATCAATACCTAAGAAACTTTCTTTACGTACTTCAGGACATTGAATTATTTCCTGATTCATATACGGACAGTTCTCAGTTACCGTGTCAAATACAATTGGTTCTCCTTTAACAAACTCTACGTCTTGGTGTTTATCAAACAACTCACTTCGAATATAGATATTCGACAAACTAACTCTGTAGTTTGTGTAAGCAATGATTTTATTCTCCTGAACGAAGTCAAAGATTTTATTAGAAGAACCTTTGTGTTCAAGAATCATCTCCTTATAAACGTCCAAGAATACTTGTTCGTCATCAATAGGTATGATTGTATCAAGACCGTAGGTAGTATCTAGGATAGATAATGGATCTCCATTAGTACCAATACATTCACGGATGGATGTTGCGATGCTGATGATTGGGTTATCCAACGCTTGACGTAGTACTTCAGTAAGTTCGTACTTAACTTCAACGTCAAAGGTTGGGCTTAGTTTGGATTCACCAATTGTTCCTTCAGCTTCAACAGGTGGTAACTGGCAAGAATCCCCTACAAAAATAATTGCACGACGAACACGGAACATCTGGTCAACAATGTGCTGATAAAGTTCTTCTGAAATCATAGAACATTCGTCTACGATTAGTACATCAACCATTGAAGTACTGTTCTTAGATTGTGGGTCGTGTTTAAGTACTTGACGGTTCTTTTCATAGACTAGTTTCAATCCTAGGAAAGAGTGTATTGTACTTACTTGTGCATCTGCTGCACCTAGACCAACGTTTTGAATAAGCATCTTCCGAATAACGGAGTTTGCTTTATGCGTTGGTGATGTTACTGCTATATTATAGCCTTTGTGAAGACTATCGACAATTTCAGCTACTAGTGTTGTTTTACCTGTACCAGCATAACCAACTAGAACACATTCGGAACGACCCGGAAAGTTGTGCACACGTTCAATAAAATCGTCATATACTTCTTGTTGCTTGTCCGTAAGCGTGATATTACTCATTGCGACTCCTTCGCCTCTTGTGCTGCTGCTTGTGCCAAGTCATCAGCTATTTCGTTGTAATAGTCTTTATTATGACCTCTAACCCATTCGTACTGGCAATCATTGCCTAGCACGTCTATTTGTTGCCATAGATCTAAGTTAGCTTTACAACCTTTCCAATTTTTCTTTTTCCAGCCATGTCTCCATTCTGTCATACCTTTCACGACATATTGAGAATCGGACATAACTTTAATAGTACTATCATAACCGTAAGTTTCTTTAACGTATGCAATTCCACTCATGGCAGCGAGTAGTTCCATTCGGTTATTTGTGGTGTACTTCTCTCCAAAAGAGAATCTACCAATCTCTACGCTATCTTTTAGTACTACAATACCGACACCGCCCGGTCCCGGATTTCCTAAACAAGATCCATCTGTGTAAACTAGTAACATTATTCCCTCAACGTTATATTATAGAGTATTCCAATACTCTACCATAGTACCATCTTCTAGTACTTTGACTGTTGCTAATTCGATTAGCACATCTGCATAAGCTGCATGATGTTGTACATCAAAGAAAGTATCACATTCTGCATCATTATCAATGACGCTTAGTACGATAGTGTCAACGTACTTGATAGCTTCTTCGTAAATCTTTGCACCACCAATGACAACACAATCAGGATTATTAGCAATGATGCTAGGTAGGTCTTCTACATTAAGGAAGAGTACTGAAGTGTTTTTGTCACAATCTTCTCTTGAATGCATTGAGTACTCACGAGAAAGGAGGACGATGTTCAACCTTCCGGGGAGTGGTTTCTTTGGGAGAGACTTCCAAGTATTGTAACCCATTATGATTACTTTACCTGTAGTCTCTTCTTTGAAGTGTTTGAAATCCGCAGCACTATGCCACGGAATCGTATTGTTTATACCAATACCACCATTATTGTTGGTAGCGAGAATCATTTTTGACATGTTTTAAAAACTCCTTAGTATGTTGCAAGGATACGATATGCATAGCCATAGCAACAAGTACTGCAATAGGTAACATGATTACTGGTAGTAAGTAAAATGCGATGATAGCAGTCATGATGTTACCACATAATGAATGTGCACTAAGTACATCAATGTTATGTGAATAAAGTACTGGAAGAATCTTTACAGTTTCAGGAAGTAATTCTTCTTTATTATCCAAACGTTTCCAGTTCATAGAAATGTTTGCATATGAAGCTGCTGAAACGACGAATAGAGCTACTGTACCTAACCACAAGTAAATTTGAGCCACAAGCGGGAAACCACAACCTGCTAGGATGATGAAGATACTAATACCAATTAGAAATTTAATTACTGCACCCATGATGTAAACCCTCTGTTATGTTAATGTATGTATGTATATTATATCACATGATTTCTGATTTGTCCCAATTTTTTATTTTTGAGCTAAATACTTGCATAACAAAACAAAAGGGGATAAAAAGGATTATGAATATCAATTTTGATTCTGGTGTAATTACAAAATCCTAGAAATATTCTCTGGAATGCCCGTTATCAGGTCAATCGTTGTTACTTTGTGCTTCTTGGTTGCTTTTGTGGCTTATCAAACTTCCGACTCTTGGGTTACGTACTTTGATAATACACTTAACCATCAAACACAAAGTGAGCTATTCAAACCAGCTAAAACAAACCTGTCGCCGGATGCCATTGCGAGTATCAACACTGTGTTGGGACGATCAATGACTAAGAATGCAGAAAGTGTAGCAATGATGTTAGTATACAAGTTTGTACCTGATAATAACACATTCTACCAAGGGAGAATATTAATTGGAGGAATTACCAACCCAGATACGAAGTTAGAGATAGCCAAGTATCATACGGAGTGGTTACCGATTAGTGCATTTCGTGTACAAACCAATACCTTGTTAAATGGTAAAACCTTTACTCAGGATATCGAAAAGATATACACTGAGGGTATGTTACCTACTAACGAGAACAGAGAAGAGTATCTATCACCGATCAATTTCCCTGCTATATTCAACGATGGAGCGAAGTACATGGTTTCTATGCCAGTGCGATATTCCAAAATTGATGGTTATGTAAGTGTTTACTTCAAGGAAGTCCCAAAGGACCAAGCTGAACTAGACAAGTACTTAGCCATAGCATCACAGTTGGTTAGTGACGTGAGATACTACATCTCAAACTAAGGAGATAACATGCTTAATTGTACAAACAAAAAATCACCAATAGGAAGATTACTTGCAGTAATTGCTTGTGTAATCTTCGGTTTGGTAATTGTATTGAATATCAGTTCTGTTAAGTCTACTATTTCTGATTCCGTGATACCATATGTACAAAAGCATGTTGACCGCGAATCTTACGAAATTGGGAAAGTAAACAAAACCTTCTCGACTATTATAAATGGAAACGACAGAATAGATACTGTAGTACTGTTCAAATTTTTACCTGATGAAAAATCTCATTTTTTCAAAGGTCATGTTGGAATTACTATGGTTGATCGATCAGGTGAATCCCGATTGAACACACACGTTGTTTCTTTAATAGATGACAATACATTTATGCAGCAAATATTACTAAACAAAGTTCACTACGAAAACATCGATGCCAAAATTAACCAATGTCTAAATTTTTATAAAGTAGGAACTCAATATTTCTGTGATGAATTCAAGAATGTTGGTCAGCATTATAAAACTTTTATTACGGTTCCGGTTAACGATGTGGACGGGTATACAGTTGTTGGGTATATCATGATTGTATTAAATGGTAGGTATGAAAATACCGAAACCGAACGAATAGTGAATAGTATTCGTTCCCAATTAGCTGAGATTCAAGACTCACTAAGATTTACAACAAAGGAGGCGTAAGCCTCCTTTTTCTTTATACGTATTTTTGTAGATCAGGCTCGAAGAAGTTTAGACTCTTTAGAATCTTATGGTCTTCTTTACGTTTAATCATCCATAGTAGACCACCTTCGTGTTCAACACTGGTAACGTAAACGTTGCGGTACTTCTCATCACCGTTTAGTAGGCGTTTAGCAACACTCTCTTCGGCATGTTCTTTAGTTTCACTGAACTTGCTCATGTTAGAAGCGTGAACTTCTTCAAATGCACCAGCTAGGTCAACGTTAATAATAAAAGCATAGTTGAATACTTCTTTAACAATGCTAGTTAGTGAAGTCTCTACTAGGTGGTATTGACCTTCTTTATAACCTACAGTGAATTGCTCTGCATCAAAGATCATATTCTTCACTGCATTGATGGATTGGTGTGCTTGAGCTAGCTTTCCAGCAGCTACAGCGTTCGCGGAGGCTTCGAAATCAATCGTAGTACCGAAGGTTAGGGCTGCACCGTAAACCACGTAGAGGATATCACAGAGGCCGTCTAGCATACCTACTAGATCATCACGCTCTGAACAGTACTGGAATTCGTTACGACCAGTAATTTCTTCTAGGATAAGACTGCGACGTAGATTCGCCACTCCTAGACTAACAGGGGTTGGTTCAGTATTTGCAGCTTGACCCGCCACTTTCATAAATTGTGCTACTTGAGCAATTTGTTTTTGTACATCAGACATTCAAACTTCCTTATTACTTACGATTCTTGCGGCGTGACGCTTTTGCGGTTTTGTTTGCACTGCGGTTACGCTCTTTAATTTTACGGAATTCAGCTTTCTTTGCATCTTTACGTGCATAATAACCAGAGAGTTGAGCAATGATTTTCTTAGAGTACTCAAGTTCTTCTTCGGTTAGAGTATAGCCAACTTCTTCGTTTGCAGTTTCAATGCTTTCGTCAACCATCTCGTTTAGTGCTTTCTTATCCATTTTATTCTCCTTCGTTATTGATGCCTTATTATATCACATTATTCCGGGTTTGTCCCAAACTCTGCACGGAAAAATAGAATTTTATCCTGTGGAATTCTTGTCCCGTCTTCTAGCATGATGCCATTATCAAAAGTTTCGATAATCTCACCTTCTAACTGTAAGCCACCTTCTAGTACTATTGTGTACTTAGTTTCTGGCATAAATGAAAATACATCCATGTATTACTCCAATACAAAAGGGACACTATGTGTCCCTTATTATTATAAATCAAAATCTGCAAAGTCATCTTCGTTAATATCATTAGTGATACCACCAGTGATATAAGAACTAACTTCTGTTTCTTGTGGTGCTACTTGTACATCAGAACCACTAATCCATTCAACCGTCCAAGGTAGAGGATTGTTTTTGGATACACTGAACGGACATTTCACACCCACTGCACCCATACGCTTAGAACCAATCCAACGAATATAATCTTTTAGGATTTGTGCGTTCAAGCCGATAATAGAGCCATCTTTGAATAGGAAATCAGCCCACTCTTCTTCTTGGCGAATAGCATCCATAAACATTTTCTGTACTTCATCATGACATTCTTCAGCAATTTTAGCGAAGTCTGGGTCTTCTTTCTTTAGAAGACGTAGAATCATTTGCGTAGCAGCTAAGTGCAAGTTCTCGTCACGGCAAATTAGACGGATGATCTTAGCATTACCTTCCATTAGGTTGTTTTCTGCGAAAGCCCATGAGCAAGCAAAGGAAACATAGAAACGAATACCTTCAAGGATGTTAATACTGTTCAAGCACAACCATAGTTTTTTCTTTAGTTCATACATATCAACAACAACAGTTTTGCCGTTAACGGTATGAGTACCTTCGCCTAGCATCTTATACCAAGTTCCGAGTTCATCTAGATCATCGTAGTACTTAGAAATGTCTTCAGCACATGAGGTAATCTCTGGGATATCTAACATAGTATCGAATACTTCAGATGGGTTAGGATATACGTTACGGATGATGTGAGTGTAAGAACGGCTGTGAATTGCCCCTTCAAAGAAAGCCCATGTTTCAATAAAGTTTTCTAGTTCAGGCAAGGATGCATATGGTAGTAGCATTAAGTTAGGACCACGACCTTGAACTGAGTCTAGAAGAATCTGACGTTTTAGGTTAGATGTGAAAATGTGTTTTTCAGTTTCACTTAGTTTACTAAAATCAATTTTGTCTTTAGTAACATCTACTTCTTCTGGTGACCAGAAGAAACCTTTTTGTTGTTCAGTTAGTTTCTCAAGTGCTGAGTACTTAACTGATTCGAAACGCTGAATATCAACAGACTCATCGAAGAACATATTCTTGTCGAGGTGTGATTTCTCGTTAATTTTAAATACTGACATTTACAATTCCTTTTGTATTTTATTCTGTTAAAACAAAGTCCCACATCATGTGGGACTATTTAAATTAGATTTTGCAACTATCGCAATCATCATCAGGTAGGTCTGGTAGAATAAATCCACCACTTGGCTCATCCTGTGCTTGTGTACGAGGTTTAGATTGTTCTTTCTCTAGTGCTTCAACATCAATCTCACCACTACCATCGTTAGTGTTCATGTAGTACAAATTCTTCAAACCGTACTTGAATGACAATAGAAGTTCCTTTAGAAGTACTTTCATGGAAAGTTTATTCTCTGGGAAGTGTTCTGGGTTGTAGCTTGTGTTAGCACTGATACTTTGGTCAATGTACTTCTGTAGTACACCACAAATCTTGATATAACCTTCGTTATCTTTCTGATCCCATAGTAGGGTGTATTTATTTTTCAACTTGCCGATTTCTGGAACGACTTGTTTTAGGATACCATCTTTAGATGCTTTAATCGATACTAGACTACGTGGTGGTTCAATACCATTAGTACTGTTACTGATTTGAGCACTAGTCTCTGCTGGCATTAGTGCCATTGTGGTAGCGTTACGGATACCGTATTGTGCGATATCAGAACGTAGAGAATCCCAATCCATTTTTAGTTCTGTTCCAACTAAATCATCAATAGTTTTCTTGTACGTGTCAATTGGTAGAATACCTTCAGCGTACTTTAGGTTATCAAACCATTCACATTTACCTTTCTCTTTCGCTAGTTGCACGGAAGATTTAAGTAGGTAGTAAGACCATGCTTCAGCCCAAGTGTTGACAGTTTCCAATGCACCATCATCGTAACGTAGACCACGTTTAGCGAGGAAGTAAGCTAGGTTGATGATTCCCACACCGAGAGGACGATAAGCTCGTGTAGCTCGTTCTGCGTGGATTACGGGGTAATCTTGATAGTCGAGTAAGGAGTCTAATGCACGAACAGCTAGATCGCAAGCATTTTCCATATCTTCTGGTTTGTCAAAGTTGCCCCAATTGATTGCACTTAAAGTACAAAGACTAATTAGGCCATCTTCACCGCTGTTAACATCTTCAAAAGGAACAGATGGTAATGCGATTTCTTGACATAGGTTACTCTGCTCGATAGGAGCGACTTTAGGATCAAATGGTGAGTGTTCATTTGTCAAGTCAATGTTCTGGATATAGATACGTCCAGTTTCCGCACGTTGTTGCATTAGTACTGTGAATACTTCAATAGCAGGAACTACTTTCTTGCGAATAGTAGGATCAGCTTCGTACTTCTTATACAAACGAGCGAACTCTTTTTGGTCAGAACAGAATGCATCGTATAGACCGGGTACGTCACTAGGAGAGAAGAAAGTAATGTCGCCTTTCTTAGTTAGACGCTCATAAAGAGTTTTGTTGATTTGGAAACAGTAATCGCTTTGACGAACGCGGTTAAACTCCGTTCCTTTGTTATTCTTTAGTACTACAAGGTTTTCAAATTCTAAATGCCACAATGGGAAGTGAATTGTTGCTGCACCACCACGCACACCACCCTGAGAACAGGATTTAACAGTTTTAGTACTGCTAGTGATGAATGGGATTAGTCCGGTGTGAACTGCATCACCACCACGGATTTCAGAATCAATAGCACGAACACGACCGTAGTTAATACCTAGACCAGCTTTGCGGGAGATATAACGTAGGATTGCGTGGTTTGCTGCACCAATACTATCTAGACTATCACCAACGTTTAGTACTACGCAAGAACTAAATTGACGTGTATTAGTACGTAGGCCAGCCATGATTGGAGTGGGTAGGCTAATGTCGAAGTTACTGATAGCATCATAGAAACGCTTAACGTAGCTCATACGAACATCACGATCATATTCCATGAAGACGATTGCTGCAATCATCATGTACGCCATTTGTGGAGTTTCATAGATTTGTTTAGTAACACGGTTTTTTGCAGAGATACTTTCCTTCCCATTGCTTCATAGCAACGAATGTGAATTTATCATCACGCTTATGTTTAATGTACTTACCAAGTTCTTCGATTTCTAGTAAAGAGTACTTCTCTAAAATCTCAGGGTCATAAATGTCCATGTCAATTAGTTGTTGAACATGTGCAGTAAATTTAGGTGGTTCATAATCTCCATACACTTTCTTACGTAGTGAATAGTTAATTAGACGACCAGCTACATATTGATAGTTTGGAGTATCAACAGTAATGAGTTCAGAAGCAGCTTTAATTAGAATTTCATGAATTGCGTTGGTTTCAATACCTTCGAAGAACTGTAGCTGTGCTCGAACTTCAATTTCTGATACTGAGACTCCGGTTAAACCTTCGCAAGCAAAAAATAGAATTTGGTGAATCTTTTCAAGATTAAGTGCTTCCTTAGCACCATTACGTTTAGTAACGTTGATCATTTGACTTCCTTGTGTTAATTATTTTAGTTTGATATTTATAGGGGAAATAAAAGGCGGGATTCGCCTTTATTGCTTATCCCACCCTCTTATAATAAATTCAAGTGTTATTGCAGAACTACTACGGTTAGTTATTGAAATAGATAACCGTTTAGTGCCTGTGTCATATGATGGTTGTCCAAAATCAATCGCAACGATACCATCAGTTTTATTAGTATTATTCTGTTGAGAAATTAACACGTTTGTATTATCGACTGCAACAAGTTGTACTGCTCCAGTTTCTAGTAAACCAGTTGTGTTATAACCTACGTACTCTAAGAATACACGCGATGTTGTACGTAGAGTAGTTACAGTTGTTTGGTTTGCTGGAAGTTGTAGTAAGTTTGGTTTGTTGACAATATCGTTAATGATTTCCCACGGTGTGAACTCAGTGATAATTTCGACGTTTTCTTTTCCGCTATTAGGTGCGTTGCTCCAGTTGCGACCAGCTACTAATGATGCTGGTTCTGAAGCACTTGGTAATCCAATGAATAGACGACCTACGTCAGTACTGAATCCGATCTGGCCTTTCTCAAGAGCATCGGGTAAATCACGTTGTTTACCCGAACGAACTTGTTGTAAGGCAATTTGTTTTTGTGCCATACCTAAATTCTCCTATTATAGTATAGGATTATTTAGTTTTTTTAGCTTCTGCTTTAACTTCAGCAATACGCTGTTCGATTAGCTCAGTTAATAGAGTACTATCAACTTCATCTAGAATCGCTTTAGGAACTTCGTTTTGTAGAAGTTTAATGTACGGCTGGAAAGATTTGTATTCTTTAGACTTGAGTACTTGAACAACAGTTTCAGCATCTTCAGGTGCAGTTTCAATACGAACGATTTCAACTTCATCTTCTGCGATTTCTTCTACAATTGCTTCTTCTTCAATCTGTTCTTGAATTTCGATGAATTCAGGGGTTTGAGTACTGTAAGTTTCTACCACTTGTGGTACGTCAACTTCAACAGAACTGGTAACATCTTGGGTCATTAGATCTGCAATATCTTCTGCGATCTGGTCTGCGGTTTTTCCACCACGTGCTTTGACAGTTTTAACACCTTCGATTAGGCGTTGGGAGAGTGGAAGTGCTTCTAGTTCTTCTTCAGAAAGTAGAATTAAATCTTCCATTTTGTAGCCTTTAGCTTGAATTGCTTTGATTGTAAATAGGTCTTCTTTCATTGCTCTGCTCATTGTTGTATATCGCCTCTCATAATATAGTATTGTTCTACTCGTGCAATCCAGCCTTGTTTGGCATCTTCAAAGTCCTGTCCTTCAATTACGAATTCTTGGTACTGAAGATTATTTGGATCTTCACGGACACAAATGAAAATTACTCCACGGTTAATATCAGTTCCGAACATTTGATTATGTGCTAATGCATATGCTGCGGTCTGTAAACGGTAGTTTTCAATCTTGTCCCATTTCTTCGGTTTACGAGAGTTCTTGTAATCCATTATTGTAGGTATTCCATCGTGCATACCAACTAAGTCAGTAGTGCCAGCCCATAGTCCTTCATAAAATAAGGGAACTTCTTGACCCCATACTTCATTAATTCTAGGCCATGCTTCACGTTGAACTACATCAGCCATCTTACGTGCGAGTACTCGAATAGGCATTCCACCTAAATGATCCTCTTCACCGACTAATCTACGTTCTAAGTTTTCGTGCATGAATGTACCAATGGTACATGCTTCCAATGTTATTTCGTTTGCTTTCTGTTCACCGACGAATGCTCGCCACTGTTTAAGCCCTTCATTATCATCAGTAGCACTAAGAATAGTTGTCACTGACGGTAAGTTCCCGGTTGGGGTAGAATAAAGGCGACCTTCAGGGCCGCCCTCTATACGATCATAACCGAGATAAGTGTACCTGTTCGTCATAGGTGGGGTGTACATCCATTGTACTCCTATTATATCACATTAAGTATGTTTTGTCTCAATTATTTTTGGTTCAAATTGCTGCTTGCAGCTTTTGTTGCCATGTCGCTTACAATGTCTTCTGAACTCTCAACTTCCTCACTGCTGCTTTCATCAGCACCAGCGAATTGCACCATGTCAGAATTTGCATCCTGAACGAATGGAAGCGAGTTTAAAATATCCATCATTACATTATAAGGTACGTCGATGTTAGTACGCTTTTTAATTTCTGCAATTAAAGATTGTACACTAACGTTTTCACGTCCACTAGCTACAAGTGACAACGCAACACTTGTTATCATGTTGCGTATATCTTTTGCTGGTGCATCTTCAGTTAAATCACTGAATTTCATTTAGCACCTCTTATTTTGTATATCCGATTACACGTTTAACTTTCTTCTTGTTCTCAGTTAGCCATGCTTTAGCTGCGGTCTTAGATTCAAAGAATTTAGTACCGATAGTGCCTTTATGACTTTCTAGTTTGAGACCAATGCGAGGTTTAACGCTCTCACGCATTTCGCGTTCTGCTGGTACTGGTTCTACTAGGTCATCACTGAAATCAGCTTCACCTTCGAAATCAAAATCAGGGGTATCGATATCTAAAGATACATCTTCAGTACCACCAAAATCATCACCAATACTAGATACGTCTGGAGAGTTGGTAATATCACCAGTTAGTTTTAGGGTTTCAGTACTGATCTTGTCTTTAACATCCATAAGAGTTTTGACAGCAGTATCTAATAGACCACTAATGTTGTTACGGAATGCATCAGCATGTTCTAGCCCATGTTCTGCCTTGATACGATCAAGTAGAGGGCCAAGTACGTCAACACCCATGTTGTTAATTACTTCAGCTTGACGCTGTAATTTATCTACGATTTCACCTTTAACTGCTAGTACAATTTCTGCTTTTTCAATGTTAGATTCAGTTAGTTTAACAAGTGAAAGAGCTTGAGCTTTAGTTTCAGCTTCCATCATTTTTTTGAATTGTTTAGACATTCCTATTTCCTTATAAGATTAATTCTAATTTATTTACTAATGTAACCTTCTTTCTGTAAAAAGTTGAGTACTCGTTCTTTCAACTTGTACGCTTCTGCTTTCTTTTCGGCAATAATGATATCTAAATCTTTTGCCTCATCATAGCGAGATTCTTTTAGTACTTTATTACGCTCTTTGGCAGCGGCAATACCTTCGTTAACAACTGAAGTATATTGCAAACCTGAACTAATAATACCTAAGATTTTTGTATCCGTTACAGTTCGACCTTCGTTCAATAGATTGGTAAGAGTTAATGCCGCTTCGTACATCATAATACCATCCATCAATTTAGTACCACTGTAATTCGAAACTACACTGTACATTTTAGTACTTTTCGTTCCGGGAACAACACCTTCAGAAAGTGACCATTCCGTTTTAGGTTTAGATTGAGGTTGAATAGCAGGTTTAGTACTGTAAGTACTTTGAACTGGCTGGTGGCTATAATTATGTCCATAATCAATAACCCCATCCGGGTTTTGTTCATAAATTCGGTTTAATCTTTCTTGTGACTCGAAATCATCATAGTTTTCATAGACAGGCTGTGATTTGATATTATCTTGTACAGCGTTCTCTGGTGTCAATAGATTTCCATAGGCTAGACCTATTTCATTTAGACCACTAAGAAGGTCACGAGTTGCGTTGAACGTTTCTTGCGATGCAGATGGTTTGTTAGTTCCTGATTCGATTTCATCAAGGGAACCAAGCATATCCATAATATTGCTTACTTCATTTCTATCAGTCATCTTTCTTATCCTTAATCGGTGCATAGTATTCGTTATCGTTAATTTCTAATCTATTTAGAACACCACGAGATACTAATCGGTCAGCAATTTCTTGATAATACTCTGGGACTAAATCACGCTTGACTCGCCCCATCGACCTAATTTTCTGAAGAACTCGATGTTCCTCATTTGAAACCATTACTGAAACGCCATGTTCACTTCTGGCTAATCTCATTAACGGCCCCTTATTCTCGCACAAAAATCAATAATTTGATCAATCATGTCATCACCAGCAACAGTAGCATCATTACCTAGTGGGCTTTGCTCACCATCAAGATTCTCTACATTAGAGGATACTGCATCATCAACGGCTTGGATAATAGAACCCATTCCCGGTGCAGTGTGCGTAAAGGTTGTTGGACCACCACCTACGTTATCATGTCCTGCTGGTGGACCCATTACTTCATCGTTTGCTTCCTGTGGAGAAAGTTCTTCGCTGATAGTATTGGCTTGCTGATTCTGTACTGTCTCAACATCATCTAAACCATAAACACTTAGTTCATTTGGTTTATTTTGGTCTTTAGTAACTACTAAAGTTTGTTGAGGGGTTGGACCGGGATCTACACCAACAACAGGCTCAATTTGTTGAGTACCTTGTTGGTTTCCGGGTACAGAAACCTTGAATGCAGCATTGTTCGCATTACGTTGTAAATCAGCTTGCTTAACCTTCGCTTGTGTTTGAGGGTTAACTTGTTGCTGTGCAGTTGTAGTATTACGACCTACAATCTGATTAGCACGTAGATTCGTTGCCAAATCTTCATAAACTAAAGTACGTAATTCTTGTAGAGTAAGGTGCTCTACATCGTGAATCATACCATCAATAGTATGATAGTGTTCAATCAATTCGTCTGGTGTCATGTCATTAACAAGATTGATACTATCATCTTCTGTTAATAGCATACCAGCGAAGTATTCATAACTCTCGAAAGTACGAGACTTATATTTTTGTAAAATTTTTTAATATAGAACGATTATCAGAGTTGTCCATAGCTTGGTTCAAGGAAACATAGTCTCCAGCATCCATAGTTTCTAGTACACTCGATACGTCCATTTGCAAGCCATTCGCATCAGCGAACTTTTGCAATTCCGTTGCAGCTTGTTGAATGTCCATTGTATCTCCAAAAGTAAACCTATACGTTATTTACCCATACCGAAGGTTTGCTTAGTTATGCTTGTGTTGCGAGTACTATACGCTAAGTTGAAACGTGTAATTCTCGTCTTGTTAACTACAGTTGGAAGTACTAATGGTATTCCTGTCAATTGTATATGTACATCGACTGGTAATGCAAATTTTAAAGTACTAACAATGCATTTTCCCCATGATGGAGGTAGGTTATAGAAATCAGAGTTATTCCCTTTAGACAAATCAACTTCGTTCTTTACGATACTAACCATCATAGGATAATCATAATCCATTACGGATTGAATTATTCTAGTTAAGTTCATAGCACCTGTGAACTTTCCATCAATTATTGCGGGAGTACTACCATCACCAATATCTACAATCGTGTTTATCGTGTAGAATGTGTATGGTTTCATTTCTTTTCCTTTTTATCCATCTTAACTTCAGTATACCCACCAAATAAATTAGTAGCTGGTAAACGTTTCATTAGAGGGAAATGTAATCCAGAACTAACAGATGCAATAGCACCTGCACTTGTAGCACCAGAAGAAGCATTTTCTTTGAGTTTCTTACTCATCTAAACGACCTCCCTTATATTGTCTTTTTTCATCAAGAGCTATGTTATCTAATCCCCGTTGAAACTTTTTATAGTCACGGTTCTTAATACTTAGAAACAAACGCTTCTTAAGATCTTCTGCATCTTCCTGAGCAAATTCAGTATCAATATACTCCAAAAGATTAATTACAGAATTTATGGCATGGTCTGCCTTAGTACTGAAATTCTGTAATTGACTCTTTTCTGGAGTGAAGTTAAAGATACTGTCAAGAAGAGTTTTCTTTTCACTCGACATGTATTATTTCCTATTCAATAAACTCCTGATGGCTAGCATACTTTCGTTGTTCTTGCTAGCGTCATTTGTAGTATTTATACTAGTTGAATTAGAATTATCTTGAATGCCGGGAGATTGGGACACAGGGGCATCGGGAGAGGTCGTAGAAACGCTCTGGGTCGCTTGGAAGTGAGAATGTAGCATCTGCATAGGAGTTTGCACTTGTGCTGCTCCGGGTGCTCCTACAACGTTTCCACCGCCAATATTAGCAGGGTTCGTGTGCTTGAATCCGTAAGGTTCAATTTCCATTTGTTGTACGGTGATTGCATGATCTAGTACTCGAAGACTGTCAGTATTATAGGACATACGAAGTCTTGAGCCAACTGCACCACTGTTACGGGTTTTCTGGAAGTCAAACCACATTTCACCAGTTTCGCGACGGGCTTCAATGTAGATTACGTTATCTGCGGTATAGATTTTAGAAATACCACCAGCAATTTGACTCTGGGATTTCTTGTCTTCACTAATACCACTACGGTTGAACTGACAAGCTGTAATAACAGTAATGTCCATCTTCATTGCTAATGCACGTAGTTCTTCGGATACGAACTTATCTTTTACGAATGCGTTAGATTTGTCATTTGGTCCACAACGATCTGAAGTTAATAGATCAAGGTAGTCCACACAAACATAATCTAGCTTTTCACCAGTTTTAATTTGTAGTTCTCGTAAGTAACTTTCAATATCATTAACTGTTGATACTGATTCTGGTAGCCGTTTAATGCGTAATGAGCCGCTTGTTTTCTCTTCTAGTTTAATCTGAATACCAGCATTCTCAGGAGAGGCTTTAATCTCTTGGTTCTTTTTATTAACCATCATGGAATAGATACGTACTGCTACCAATTCCTCTGCTAGTTCAAGAGAAATGTATGCACCAACTTTTCCTTGTTTAGAGAAGTTAACGGCTAAGTTCTGTAGTACTACAGATTTACCACCACCGGATGCTGCTGCAAAGATTTCTAGTTCTTGACGACCGAAACCACCTTGTAATTTAAAGTCCAATGTTTCCCAACCAGTTTTAAAGGAACCCTGATTTGAATTCAATGATCTAATTACATCTTCTGGGTTTTCATAAACATCAAGACCTAATTCATTTTGTACGGTTACTAACATTGCTTCACGAATAAGTTCTTCAATGCCGCCGTATTTCTTTTGGTTTACTAATTCCATACCTTGTTGAATAGCGATAGCTAGTGCTTTATGTCGGCAAAACTGACCAACATCATCCAGTACTGCTTGTTCGCCCAATGAGTCTACTGGTGTTTGTCGATAACGATATCCACCTTTAAACTCAATGTCATCAAGTGTAGGAGTAGTATTATACTTCTGGGAGTGCTCGTGCACAAAACTAATACTGTTATGGAATTCCTTATCAAAGTAATCCGGTTTGAGGATACCTTTACAACGTACAAAAATGTCTGGATTGCTTAGAACCTGCGATAGTAGATATTCTTGATAATTAATTCCGTATTGTTTAACGTCCGTGTTTACTAGTGCCATTTATTCTTTCCTCAAATCCATTTGCTCTTTTGTACCTCAATCATAAAGGGATCATCAACGATACTTGCATGAATCAATTGCACACAGAATAATCTTCCGTACTTTGCACATGCTTCATCCAAATCTTTGATATGACGGATTCCCCTTCCATCAGGTTGTCTGACTGTACCAAAATCCGGGAACGATACAGCAAATCCATGTTCCTTCGCTTGGTCAATCGCTTTCAAACCGTCTTTATCACGGTCTGGTACTATTACTATCTTTTTCCCTTGCTGTTGGGCTGCTTTCAACATTTCTATTTGTGCAGATGTTAGGTAATAGTTGTTTGCGGATACACCACCCATTAACGCTGCGTCAATCGGTCCTTCTCCTACCAATATAACTTTGATTCTATCATCATTGAGTAAATCGAAGTTATAAAGAAGGCTAGTGCTTACTTGATTTACATAGCGATATTCACTATCTACATCTTTGTGCCTAGCCGTATATCCAATCACTTCACCGTTCATATAATAAGGAATTATAAACCTATCATACATACGATGCTCTTTAGACGGACTCCAGTACAAATCTAAATCCAATAGGTATGGATTACGCAAGTTAATCTCTTCTAGTACACTAATGAACTTCGGATGTAACTTTTCAATGTTTGGAGTACTCGCCCATTCAGAGAAACTTTTGGTATTCTCTGGGAAATCTCTTTTTGTTATTCTTTGGAATAACTTATTCGAAGCAGACTCTTCTACCTCGTAATCTCCACTCTTGACCATCTCTTCTACGAAGAGTTCAAGGAATGCGATATCTTTATCTGACGCTCCATATGAAATGAGCAACGTCTTCATGTCGCTGCTCATATATCTTCCGGGCGTCCAGTTTACTTTAATGCCACAGTTGAAACAGTTATACCCTATTCCACCGTCATTATTAAAGACGTGGTTACCACGTCCACGTGTATCTGGTCTGGGTTGACCTTTGAATACACAAGCAGGACAGTTATGATGCTTCCATGCTCCCATTGCTGGGACAGGATCTTGCATCAAGTTCGCTGCGATAATTTGAACCTGATTCATATTTTCATCCTCATGTATAGGTTGATTATATCACATTTTCTCAGGTTCATCCCAACTTTATCGTCTAATTAAGATCTTCGGTACAGTCCTCAATGGTTCGTAACGCTTCACAACCTCACTCGGTTCATAATGCATTACAATCGGTGGAATACAACAAACTGCTCGTACCCACATGTAATTACCCTTGAAGTTAAATGCTTGTATTCCATCAATGGAACGTGGATGACCATGCTCATCCCAACCACTTTCAATGTACTCTTTCCCATCCAATTTGATAATGAACCATTTGTATTCTTCATTGTCAATCGGTGAGTTATTAGCTAAACAACCTTGTAGTTGAATTCTCCCGACAAAGTTTTTGAAATAGAATGCGATAGTACTCAAGCCCTCGACTAAACCGTACTGACAACCAGCACGAATCGATGATGTGTGCATTACGTCGAAATCACCTTTTACGCCATTAGCGATAGGTTGTGTTTCTTTGTGTGCTACTGGTATCCAGCTTGCGTTCTTGTCAGCACTAATTTCTTGTGATGCGACAAACACTGGTGCTGCCTGATCACTAATAATTAGTTCCGCACTTGCTTCAAAACCTAAACCAGTATACAAGAACTCGGTTGGCTCCACAAGGTCACCATTAAGACGAACTTTGTGAATACTCCAACGGTACTTAGAACCGAAACTTAAATCTTGAATAACACCAGCAGGTACTACACAACCGTAATACACTTTTTTCTTGTTACTTAATGTGGGTCTTGCTTGACCCGCTTCTGATACCCATGAAGGAACAATCTTCTCTAACAGTACGTCAAAGATTTTTGTGTTGTTCCGAGCATCAAATATTGCAAAAATTAGATACTCATCGTCACGTAGTAAGGTATACTTACCATCAGCGTTGTGTACTGAAAATGATAATGAGTTGTTCGCACCACGATAAATTACAACCTTTTCTTGATTGAAAGGAAGATTGAAGTTGCCCAATGCTACTTCATTATTAGTTGGGTACGTATAAACGCCGTAATGTGCCATTAGTTACCTCTATAAATACTATGTACTTTTAAACTATATAATATTTATGGGAGTCCTATTAATGTGCAAAACATACCCACCGTATGTAACAGTACTGGAACACAACGGTAATATCTATTATGGGATTATAAAGATTAGAAGTAAGCAATATACAACTTTATACTGCTTTCATATGATGGAAGAATCCCAACAAAAGGATCTATTAGATCTGGCTGATACATGGTGGTGGCAAAGTAATCGTTCAATCCCCATCTGCCTCTTTATGCAAGAAGAGATGGAATGTTACGAAAAATTTACTCAACGGTTTAATACCGACACTGTTACCTTTATATCAGGCCCGGCAATATCACTAAGTGACTTGCCAACCAAACGAATCAAACGCCGAAACATTACCCTCAAGAAGAAGAAGTAAGATGCTCAACTAATGC